CTGCGTCGGATGATCTGCTGCAGTCGGGGTCGACGTTGCATGACGACAAGAACGAACGGGACATGAAGAACCCGGCGTCGCAGGTGTTCCGCGACCACTCGACGGCGTTCCTTGAGTTCGCGAAGCAGCTTGGCCTCTCGTTCGTGTCGCGTGCTCGCGTGACGATGAGCAAGGGAGAGTCCGATGACGGCAACCCCTTTAGCGTCAGCGGCACCGGATAGAATTAGAAAATAAGAGCCCCAGCGATGGCGGTAACCATCCCGGGTTTGTGCAACCTTTATGAGGAAGGTCACCGCCGTGAATTATATCGACAGAGGCATCGAGTATGGGGATGCGCGTCTACCTAAACGATTTTGGGACAAGGTCGTTCAAGACGTTTCGGGGTGTTGGGTGTGGGGCGCAACCAAGAACGCGCACCAATACGGCATCTTCAAGATGACGCACGGGCGCAAGGGTGCGGCACATCGGATTGCCTTCAACGAAACTGTCTATCGCCTCCCTGACTACACACCGCGCGGCCCGCAGTTGGATCATCTTTGCTCTAACCGGTCATGTGTGAACCCGAGTCATCTCGAAGTGGTAGCGCCGAGGGTAAACATCCTCCGCGGTAACACGATCGCAGCCATGCGAGCAGCGCAAACTGCTTGTATCCACGGCCATGCGTTCACAGTGGAGAACACTACTAATCGCCCGGATGGAACTCGCGGATGCCGGAGTTGCCAGGAGGTCCGCAATGCCGGTCGAAAAGAAAGGCTTGCGGTCGGCCAGTGAGACTTACGCGTCTGATCTGAGCCCTGAGGTCGAGTGGTATCTGAAGGACCGCAAGTACAAGCTGCAGGCGCATCAGGTGCCGTTGTGGCGGACGCCTGAGCCACGGAATGTGAAGGGTGCGTATTTCGACCCTGCCCGGGTGGATCTCGTCATCGAGTCGTTGTCGCGGATGCGGCATACTCAGGGCAAATGGGCGGGATCTGCGTTGCGCCCGGATGCGTGGCAGGTGGCGTACATCATCGCCCCGATCTTCGGGTGGGTGACCGCTGACGCGTTCGGTCGGGTGACAAGGATCATCCGTAACGCGTGGATCGAGGTGCCTCGGAAGAACGGGAAGACCACGATCGGTGCCGGCCTCGGCCTGTACCTCGCGTTCGGTGATGGCGAGTCGGGGGCGCAGGTGATCGCCGCGGCCGGATCGAAAGATCAGGCGATGAACGCGTTCCGGCCGGCGTACCTGATCGCCGGGAACTCGCCGGACTTCAAGGCTGCTGGTATCCAGTCGCTGAAGAAGGAGATCGTCCGTCCGGGTGATCAGTCGTTCATGAAGGCTGTCGGGTCGATCGGTGACCTGCTGCAAGGGTCGAACCCGTCCGGGTTCCTCGCTGACGAGATGCACGTCCACAAGGACATGTCAGTCATCGACGCGCTCGAGTCCGGCACCGGTGCCCGCGATCAGCCGTTGGGGTTGATCATCACGACCGCGGACGACGGCGGCCAGTTGACCCCGTACGCGCAACGCCGGAAACACATCGAGCAGCTGTGTCGTGGCGCGGTGAAGTCGACGTCGGAGTACGGGGTCGTGTTCGCGGCCCTCGAAACGGATGACCCGCACGTCGAGCCCACGTGGAAGCGCGCGAACCCGGGCTACCCGGTGTCGCCGACGAAAGCGTTCATGCAGGCCGAGTCCGACAAGGCGAAGGCGTCGCCGGCGAACCTGGCCCGATTCCTCCGCCTGAACCTGAATGTGCGGACGAAGCAGGAGACGAAGTACCTCGACCTGCGGGTGTGGGACCGTAACGCGTCTCTCGTCCACGAGGCCGACCTTGATGGGCGGCAGGCGTACGGCGGGCTTGACCTGGCGTCGACGTCGGACTTGTGCGCGCTCGCGTGGGTGTTCCCTGCCGAATCCGGGTTCGACGCGATCTGGCGCCTGTGGACGCCCGAGGCGAACCTTGAGCCGCTGGACAAGCGAACCAACGGTGCGGCGTCTCAGTGGGTGCGTGAGGGCTTCCTGACCGCAACTCCAGGGAACGTCGCCGACTACGACTACATCCAGACGCAGATCAACCGCGACCGGGAGAAGTTCGACGTCCGCGGCATCGCCTATGACCCGTGGAATTCGTCGCAGCTGGTCAACGATCTCGTCGGTGATGGTGCTCCGATGGTGAAAACCCGGCAGGGCCTTGTGACGTTGTCGGCGCCGACGAAGGAACTGCAGAAGATCCTCCTGTCCGGCACGGTCGAGAAGCCGATGTTTCGGCACGGCGGGAATCCTGCGGTGCGGTGGCAGGCCGACAACTTCGCTGTAGCGATGGACGCGGCCGGGAACGTGAAACCGGACAAGGCGCGCGCCGGCGACAAGATCGACGCGATCGCCGCCGCGATCAACGCAATGTCTCTCGTGCTCGCGCTCGCGCCGAAGAAAGTTTCCATTTACGAACGCGACGAACCAGTCGTTATGTGACCCGAGGGAGTTCGCCGTGGGTAATCGCGACAAGCTGATCCGCCAGTCCCTTCGGGAGCGGTTCGTCATCACGCTCAAGGGCGGGGAAACGTTCGATGGTCTCCTGGTGGACGCGGACGAGAAGACGCTTCGCCTGGTGAACGTGGCCGCGGTCGGCAAGACCTCTCGGGTCAGCCTTGACGGGGAGCTGTTCATTCCTCGCAGTGATGTGGCGTACCTGCAGAAGCCGGGGGGTGTCGAGTGATCGTCTCGAAGGGGCAGGCTCTCGACTTCGCCCCGCAGGCGCTCGGTGAGTTGACGCCGGCCATCGCGAACGGGTACTACTACGCCAACCAAGGGCTAGGGCTTTTCAACCAGTTCGCGACGTACGCAGCCCTGTACAAGGCGCAACCGGCGATCGCCACACTGGTGGACAAGATCGCGAACGCTGCAGCCCGTCTGACGGTGAAGGTGTGGGATGTCACGCCGAAGTCTGGGCGGGTGCAGGACACCACGTCGGCGTACGCGAAGCTGATCGCGAACCCGAGCACTGAGATGTCTCCGTTCAACTTTTGGCGGTGGACGTTCTCCACCTATGAGGTGTACGGGGAAGCGTTTTGGTACAAGCAGCGGGCGACGATCACCACTGACGCTTTCGGCCGGCGCACCCAGTCGGGGCCGGTCGTGAACCTGTTGCCCATGCATCCGTCGCGCACTGCTGTGCACCGTGATGCTGAGGGCGCGGTTGAGTACATTTTCACGCTCGGTATCGCATCTGCTGGCATCCTTTACGCCCCGGCGTCGGATGTGGTGGCGTTCCTGCGGTACAACCCCGACAATCTGATGCGCGGCATGTCCCGCCTCGAACCTTTGCGGACGACGCTGCTGAACGAGGACGCGGCGCGACGCGCGAACGTGTCGTGGTGGAACAACGGCGCCCGCCCGTCGATGGTTCTCACCCACCCAGACCAGCTTTCGCAGGACGCAATCGACCGGATCAAACGTTCGTTCGACGCACGCCAGTCGGGTGCGGACAACATGGGCGGTACGGCTGTTCTCCAGGAGGGCATGACCGCAACGGTTATGCAGCTCGACGCGGAGGAGATGCAGTACATCGAGTCGCGGAAGATGAACCGCGAAGAGGCGTGCATGGTCTACGACGTGCCCCCGCCTGTCGTGCACATCCTCGATCACGCGACGTTCTCGAACATCACCGAGCAGATGCGGTCGATGTACCGCGACACGATGTCGCCCCGGCTGGAGGATGCAGAGTCGGTCCTCGACTACTCGCTGCTGCCTGAGTTCTTCGATGTGGGGCTCCGGGAAACCGAGTTCGACATGACCGAAGTTCTCCGCGGCGACTTCGAGACCCGCGCCGACAAAGCAGTGACCCTGCGCCAGTCGGGCATCTTCACCGGCAACCAGGCACTCGACCTTGTCGGCCTACCAAAGTCGGATAACCCAGAGATGGACAAGATCTACGCGAACGCCGCACTCGTGCCGCTGGGCATGCCAGCACAACGCGTGTCGATCACGGAGGCGGCCACACCGGACCCTGCGATGGCTGCTGAGGCTGCCGATTCTGCTGCGGGCGCTCAGGCCGCCGCGTCGGACGCGCTGGCGTCAGAGAAGGCGGTCACGGTTCGTGCCGTGATGGGAAAACTGGCGCGGGTCAAGGACTCTAAGTCCGCGATCCGCGACACCCTCGTCAAGGAGCACCAGAAAGCGATCGCCCCGTTCTTCGACAAGCAACGCGCGTCGGTGAAAGCGGCCCTGTCGTCGAAGGCTGCCGGCGGGTTCGATCCGTCCGCATGGGACGGTGACCTGGCGAGCATCCTGCACACGCTGTCTCAGGCGACTGCGCAGGCGATCGGGGCGAAGGTCGCTGCGGATCTCGGCGGCACCTACTCGTCCGCTGAGATTGCCTCCTGGCTGTCCTCGAACTCGAAAGCGACGGCTCAGAAGATCAACCAAGCGACCGCCGACGAGATCACGGCCGCGCTCGAGGCTGCTGCGGATGGCGAATCCTCCGATGACACTGTCGATGGGGTGTTCGACGGGATCGTGGCACAACGGGCCGACCAGATCTCCCTGACTCGTGTCCTCGTCGTCGGAAGCCTAGCGTCGCTCGTCGCCGCCCGCCTTTCATCTGCGAAGACCAAGACATGGATGACCGGCGGCAACCCGCGCGCCGATCACGCGGAAATGGACGGCGAAACCGTCGCGCTCGGCGAGCTGTTCTCCAACGGCATGAACGGGCCCGGCGACTTCAGCGGCGGTGCCGACGAGGTCGCCGGCTGCAACTGCGAACTCGACTTTTCAACGGAAGGCTAGGCGATGAACGTCACCCGCAAAGATGCCACAATCACGAACACCGGCCCGGACGACGAGTTCCCCGGATCCTTCCGGGTGATTCTGTCGGCACCAACCGAGGACCGTGACGGCGACACTCTGCTCCCCGGTGAGTGGAAGACGCCGCTGCCCGAGCACATCACCTTCGACGTCGACCACGAGATGAGCGTGCGTGGCACGGTCGGATCCGGCAGACCGTTCCTGAATGACGCGGGGCAGGTGCCCGAAGCTCCGGTCGGTGCTGTGATCGTCGACGGCAAGTACTGGAGCGGCGACCTCGGTCAGGAAACGCGGTCGAAGGTCGGCGAGGGGCACATCACCAAGACATCGGTCGCGTTCTTGACGTCGCGTACGAAGAGCGCCGACGGCAAGTCGTCCGTGGTGTCGCGCGAGCTGCTGAATGGTGCCTTCGTGGCGATCCCGTCGAACCGCGAGGCCGCGGTGCTGTCGTCGAAGGCTGCGGATGTGAAGGCTGGCGCGCGCAACAGCGCATCGGACGCCGAGCACATCCAGGCGATTCACGACCACGCGTCCGCGCTCGGCGCCACCCATGGCAGCGACGACGCCAAGACGGTCTTCGCCGCCGCAGTTGGCAGGAAGGACGCCGACACGGAAGCCGCAACCGACCCGGTCGCTCTGATCTCCGCCACCGACGCCGCGATCGACGAAGCGATCGATCTGTTCGCGAGCGTCGACACAACGAATCTTGACCCTGCGATCCTGCAGGCGATCGCTCTCGTACAGGCCGCTGACGCCTCGATCGATGAGCTCATGGAAGTGGTCGGGATTCCCGACCCGGATGAAGACGCCGCCGATTCCGGCGCGACTGACGCCCCCGTGGCCGGCGCTGAGAAATCAGCCCCCGCCGCCGGCACGAAGGTTGCCCCCGTTGAGGACGCTGATTCGGATGCAGTAACAGCGGAACAGCTGGAGACGCTAGCCCTCCAGATTCAGGCCGCGCAATTCATCTAAATCCCACCCTTAGACAGCAGGACAGGCACCCCGAACGGGTGCCTTTTTTGTTGCCCGAAACATGAAAGGAGCACTCACCATGAGTGCAGTAATCGAAGCCAAGCGCGCTATGGCGGAGCTCGGCACGAAAGCGCAGGAAGTCGTCAAAGACGACTCCCTGTCGAACGCGGAGAAGAAGACCCGCCTCGACAAGTACCAGGAAGACCTCAAGGGGTACAGCGACACCATCGCCGTCCACGAGCAGGCCCAGCGGCTCATGCAGGGAGGCGAGTCCGCCCCTGAGGCGAAGTCCGTCGACACGGTCGAGCGTCGTTCGTTCGCCCAGCAGGTCATCGAGTCGGACGGCTACAAGTCCATGCTCAACGGTGGCAGCAAGGGCGTACAGATCGAGGTGAAGGCGGCCGCAACCATCGATGAGGGAATCATTCCCGCATTCTCGGGTGGCGCCGGTCTTGCCGGTCAGCTGGTTGCTCCGCAGCTGCTCCCCGGCATCGTCCCGCTGCTGTTCCAGCCGCTGACGGTCGCCGACCTGCTCGCGCAGGGCACCACGTCGTCCTCCTCGATCAGCTACGTCATTGAGTCCGCGTTCCAGGACCTCACTGGAACCGTGCTCGAGAAGGGTGCGATCCCGCAGCTCGACCTCACTCTCGCCCGCCGGCAGGACAACGTTGGGAAGGTCGCGAACATCGCGAAGCCCACCGTCGAAATGTTCCAGGACGCCGAGCAGTTCCAGGCGTACCTCCAAAACCGCATGGTCTTCGGAATCCAGCGCAAGGAGGAGAACGAGCTGCTCAACGGTACCGGCACCGCCCCGCGAATCACCGGCATCCTGCAGCGCTCCGGCCTCGCACCCGCGGTGGTCACCGCTGCGGGTCTGACCGCAGTGAAGGCGATGGAGGGCATCTTCAACCAGATCACCGCCCTCCGCTCGGTGTCGTTCGTCGAGCCGGATGCGATCGTCATCAACCCGCTCGACTGGCAGACGATCCGTCTCGGCAAGGACGGCCAGGGCCAGTACTACGCAGGTGGCCCGTTCACCGGCGCGTACGGCAACCCGGGCCCGTCGAACGTCGCCAACCTGTGGGGCATCAAGACGGTCATCACGACCGCCGTCGCGCAGGGCACCGTCCTCGTCGGCGGATTCCAGGAGTCGGGCCAGATCTTCCGACGCAACGGGATCACGCTCGACATGACCAACAGCAACAACAACGACTTTGAGACTGACCTGATCACTCTCAAGGCCGAAGAGCGCCTCGCGCTGGCCGTGTACCGCCCGGCCGGTTTCGGCACGGTCACGCTCACCGCGTAACCCCTCTGGCGGGGCCAGCGATTGCTGGCCCCGCCTTCCATCCCGAATCGAAGGAGCACACCATGTCCCCCACGCACTACGTCAGCGACTACGAGCAGGTCACCGGTAAGACGATTCCTGCCGTCGAGACGAAGGTCATCAGCGCCCCGGAAACCGTCGATGTGGCCCCGACCACTCAGGCAGAGGTTCAGTAGCAGATGTCGGAAACGCCGCTCGCTACGGTGGCGCAGTTGGCGGCGTTTCTCCCCCTGCCGCTCGCGGACACCGACCCGACTGCTCTCCTCATTCTCCAGACCGCGTCCGGCATGGTTCGAGACCACCTCGAGGTGCAGGGTTACGCCGTCGACCTGAACCCGGCCGACGTCGTCCTCTTCGACCCCATCGAAGGCGTCATGGCCCAACTTGACGGGCTCCCCATCAACTCAGTGGCCCTGGTCGAGTACTTCGACACGACGGTCACGCCAGGCGTCTGGACCACGGCAGACCCGACCACTTACACCGTCTCAAAACGGACAGGGCTTGTCTCTGCATTGCCGTGGACCGGCGTTGTGTGGCCGACCAACCCGGAATCGTGGCGGGTCACGTACTCGCACGGATTCACTACCTTGCCGAACTCTCTGCTCGGCGTCGTCTTGGGTGTCGCCGCCCGGGCGTATTCGTCGCCGGCATCGATTGAGTCGGAACGGATCGGCGGCTATCAGGTGAAATATGCGATGGAAGCGGACGGGTTCTCGCCCATCGAACTCGCCGCGATGGCCCGATACAAAGCGCCAGGCGTCGCATGACCGTCCGCCAACTGATGACCCAAGCCGTGGTCGTGCAGCCCATGGGGCCAACGACCACCGACGCCTACGGGAACGCAGTGCAGGGCGCGCTCGGATCCCCGGTGAATGAGTTCGGGTATCTCGATCAGAAGGACACGATCGAGTACCTGAATGACAGGGACACTGTCCTGACGAAGTGGAAGGCGTTTCTCCACCCGGAGTCGGTCGTGACAGCGTCCGCGACTCTCACGTTCCAAGGGCAGCTGTTCCAGGTCGATGGTGCCCCGTATCACGTGTACAACCCGCGCACCC